AACTTATGGTTCTTATGTATGCTACTCAATCAATCTGAAATTGCTGAAGCCTTTGGAGTCACCACGCGAGCCATCCAAAAATGGCACAATGAGGGTATGCCTTTGGAGGGTATGGACGGCAAAGAAAACCAATATGATTTGACGAAATGCGTTGAATGGTACGTTAAGAAAAGAGTTGGCAATGACCTCCAGTATGAAAAAACCAGACTGACAAAAGCGCAGGCGAACAAAACCGAACTCGAAGGCAAATTACTGGAGCGTGAGTTGCTGCGAGCCGATAACGTAAAAAATGTTTGGGTTTCACAGATTATCGCGTTTCGTTCTCGCGTTCTTGCCATGCCCACCAAGCTTGCACCGGACATTTTGCAAGCAACCTCTCTGACAGAAGCCAAAGGCATCATTGCAGATGCTTTGGAAGAAGCTTTGAAAGAATTCAAAGACGTCCCACTTGACGCTTACGCATGAGCGCACTTCTTCAGCAAGTTCTTCAAGAATCTCTTCAGTATTTTGAACCTCCTCCAAAACTGACAATCAGCGAATGGGCTGATGAATACCGAAAGTTATCCGGTGAAGCTTCAGCCGAGCAAGGCCAGTGGCGAACAGAACGAGCCGAGTTTCAGCGCGGCATCATGGACGCAATCTCTGACCCACTGATTCACACCGTTGTTCTCATGTCTTCAGCTCAGTGTGGCAAATCTGAAATCCTGCTGAATACTCTGGGTTATTTTATTCATTTTGATCCTAGCCCAATTCTTTTTTTGCAGCCTACGGTTGACGCTGCCGAAGGTTTCAGCAAAGAGCGAATCTTTCCAATGCTGCGAGATACGCCAGAACTCAAGCAACTGACGCTTGATGGCAAAGGCAACCAAAGAGACACGATTTTACAAAAGCGTTTTGCTGGTGGTCAGTTGACACTGGTTGGGGCAAATTCAGCAACAGGCTTATCATCTAGGCCAATCCGAATTTTGCTTTGTGACGAGACAGACCGTTACCCATACACGGCAAAGATTGACGGAGATCCGTTGCGGCTGGCCATGAAAAGAACGTCAACGTATTGGAACCGCAAGATCGTCTTGGTTAGCACTCCAACCGTCAAAGGCGTTTCGGTCATTGAGCGTTGGTTTGAGGAATCAGACCAAAGATTTTATTTTGTGAAGTGTCCACATTGCGAGCATGAGCAGACCTTGCAATGGAATTCGGTTCGCTGGACAGGTGACGGATCTGACGCAAAGCTGCATTGTGAAAAATGCGAAACAGGCTGGACTGAAGGCGAGCGACTGAGAGCAGTTCGAGCAGGAAGCTGGAAAGCTAAACGCCATTGCAACGGAATCGCAGGTTTCCGGCTTAATGCGTTGTACTCACCTTGGACTAGGCTTGCTGAAATGGCACAAGAATTCTTGCAATGCCAAAACTCAGCACAGCAGCTTCAGACCTTTGTCAATCTTAGCCTGGGCGAAACTTGGGAAGACCAAGGCGAAACGATAGACGAGCATGGGTTGTACAACAGGCGAGAAGTCTACAAAGCACCAGCGCCAGCAGAAGTGCTTGTGATTACGGCAGGAGTGGACGTTCAGGATGACCGATTAGAAGTGACGTTTCTAGGAACAGGCAAGGACAACGAAGGATTCATTCTTGACCATCAGATTCTGCATTCAGATCCGGCAGCGCCTCAGACTTGGTTGCAGCTCGACAAGTTACTAAGAGAAAGGTGGCGTTGTGCGGATGGTCACGAGTTGCCAGTGCAAGCAGCTTGTATTGACTCCGGACACTTCACGCAAGCGGTTTATGAGTTTGTTAGAAGCCGAACAACTGCGAGAATCTACGCAATCAAAGGCGTAGGAGGTGAAGGCAAGCCACCAATCGGTAGACCCAGCCGCAACAATTCCGGCAGAATCAAACTCTTTCCGGTTGGGGTGGACACGATCAAACAAGCGATTTTTGGCAGACTTCGCATTGCCAGCGGACCAGAAGCACTAAGATTTCCAAAACACTTGGATGAAGAATATTTCGCACAACTCACGGCTGAGAAGATTGTCACCAAGTATCACAAAGGATTTCCTCGCAGAGAGTGGATAAAAATCAGACCACGCAATGAAGCCTTGGATTGTTTAGTTTATAGTTTAGCAGCCTTGTCTTCGCTAAACATTCGGGATTGGAAAAGACTACAAAGAACTGCTAAAGTAGTTGAAACTGTTGAAGAAAGCGTTGCCCAACCTGAACCTCAACCACAACGAAGAACTTTGAAACCTGCACGAAGGCCACAATCTTGGATTCAAAGGTTTTGATATGCGACACCGAAGGAACCGATATTTGACACCAAAACAGTTGGCTGCTGAGTTGGATGTCAGCGAGCGAACAGCCTACCGATTCTGTGAATCCGGCTTAGTTCCGGCTTACAAAGTTGGTGGAAGTTGGAGAATTGAAAGCCAAACCAGTTATTTAGATTCATTTGCGAAGCTTCAATAGCTTTGCCAATTCTGCCAATCCTGCCAATCCTGCCCACAAGCTTGAAGTTCTGCGCTATTTCTAGCGCATGGCAACCAATCTTTTTGACCGCGCAAATTATCCCACAACGGAACCTGACCGTCTTGTAGCTGGCGAACGCTGGCTTTGGCGCAAGGACGATCTCGCTTCTGATTATCCTCCAGCTTCCTATCAACTAAAGTATTTCGGCAGAAGCCAAGAGTCTTCCAGCACCGAGATTGCGATCACGGCTGTTGAAGCCGATTCGACTTACTTTATCGAAGTCTCTTCTTCAGATACTCAATCCTACCCAACCGGACAGATTACTTGGCAAGCCTGGATTGTTCGGACTAGCGACGATCAGAAAATCAAGGTTTCTGAAGGCCAATGGTTCATTGACCAAGACACAGACGTTGCCCACGATCCGCGAACTCACGCTGAAATCATGTTGCAAAAGATTCAATCTCTGCTCGAAGGCCGCGCAGACAATGACGTTGAAGAATACAGCATTGGCAACCGCAGCTTGACCAAGCTTTCAATCACAGACCTCATGAAGTGGCGCGACTACTACCACCAAGAAGTCACCAAAGAGCGGCAACAGGCTCGCGTCAGAAGTGGGAAACGTCCTGGCAACATGGTGAAGGTTGAGTTCAGGAGAGCAGGATGATTCAAGAGGCAATGTGGTGGCTCACCGATAGAGTCCACCGAACAGCACCAGAGAATCCAAGTCCAAAGCAGAAGAAGCGTCGATATGACGGAGCGGCAGGTTCGAGATTTCTTGCGGACTTTATCGGTTCAACGACTTCAGCAGATGCAGAACTTCAGTATTCGCTCAGACGTATTCGAGACAGAGCAAGAGAACTTTGCCGCAATGACGATTACGCCAGACGTTATCTTCAATTGATGAGTTCTAACGTCATTGGTGAACACGGCTTTCAGCTCCAATCTCGCGCCAGAAATCTCAATGAGCCAAATGTTGGACAATTAGATGCTGCTGGCAATGAAATCATTGAGCGAGCCTTCAAAAGATGGGGCAAGCGATGCAGTGCAAGCCGCAAGCACTCTTGGCTAGACCTTCAACGGTTGGTGATTCAAGGACTTTGTCGGGACGGTGAAATTCTGATTCGCTTTGTTCGAGGCCAGAAGTGGACGGATGGGCTAGCGTTGCAGATTCTTGAGCCGGATTTTTTGGATGAAGAATATTTCACCACTGAGCCAAAAGGTAGAAGAGTGGTGATGGGTGTGGAGTTGGACGAGTTCGATGCACCAGTTGCTTACTACTTGAAACTAGGCCAAGGCCATCCGTTCGATACGTTTGGACAAAGGCGTTCAGACAAACGCACCAGAGTTGACGCCAGCGACATTCTACACATTTACCTACCGGACAGAGCGCAACAAACGAGAGGCGTCAGTTGGTTTGCGTCAGCGATGACAAGAATGCGGATTCTCAGCGGCTATGAAGAAGCTGAACTGATTGCTGCTCGAACCGCAGCCGCAAAGATGGGCTTCTTAGTTTCGCCAGACGGTGAAGGCTTCATTGGGGATGAGGCAGCAGACGGCAACCAGATTATGTCGGGCGAACCTGGAAGTATTCAGCAATTGCCAGCCGGAATGCAGTTTCAAGAATGGAATCCTAGCCATCCAACCAGCGCCTATGCCGAATTTCACAAAGGCATTCTTCGCGGCATTGCCAGTGGTCTTGGCATTTCTTACACAAGTCTCTCAAACAACCTCGAAGGCGTCAGCTACAGCAGCATAAGACAAGGCGCACTCGAAGAGCGTGACCTTTACAGACAACTGCAAAGTTTCTTGATTCAGCACTTGTGCGAGCCTGTTGCTCAAGAGTGGCTGAAAATGGCAATGACAAGCGGCAGCATTCCGATTCCGATTACTCGCTACGACAAGTTTTCAAACACTCTCGAGTTTCGAGGCAGAGGATTTTCTTGGGTTGATCCAGCAAAAGAGATTCGAGCAGAAGTCGAAGCCGTAAGAAACGGATTCAAAAGCCTTAATGACGTTGCCAGACAATACGGGCGTGACGTGGAAGAGGTGTTTCAGCAAATGCAGAACGACAAGGCAATGGCGGAACGCTACGGAATCACTTTAGCCTTTGAACCTTTAGGCAGTCCACACGGACCTGTCGAGCCAGAAGTCGAGTAATGGCAGAAAGCTACAAGCCAACCGAGGGCATGATTTCCGAGGCAAACCGTGGCCTAGAGTGGAGACGAGAATTTGGCAGAGGCGGAACCAGTGTCGGAATCGCCAGAGCAAGAGACATCAGCAACGGCAAGAGCCTACCACTGGCAACAGTAAAGCGGATGAAGTCCTTTTTTGCGAGGCATGAAGTTGACAAAAAAGCCGAAGGTTTTCGACCAGGCGAAAAAGGTTATCCATCAAACGGACGAATCGCTTGGGCGCTATGGGGTGGAGATGCTGGCAAAAGCTGGAGTGAGAAAATCGTGAATCAAAGCGAGAGAAACATGGACCTAACAAGCATGACCGAAAGGCACGTCATAGACGTCGAAGAGACTGACGACGAATACATTGTGGCGTTTGCCAAAGCGGAACAAGTCGCAGAAGAGCCGGAAGAGCGAGAAGTTGAACAAGTCGAAAAGCGAGACTTACCAGTTCAAACGCAATACCGAACCGGAAGCGTTCGCATGATGGATGACGAGTCTGACAGAAGAGTGATGATGTCGATTAGTTCAACGAATCCGGTTGAAAGAGAATTCGGCTTTGAAGTCCTCGAACACAATGCCGGAAGCGTTGACATGGAATTCATGTCTTCAGGCAAAGCGCCACTGCTTTTGGACCATGACGCCAGGCAACAAATTGGAGTGGTCGAAACGGCATATATGGACAACGACAAACTCAGAGCGCAAGTCCGCTTCAGCAAAAACGCAATGGCGGAAGAAGTTTACAGAGACGTAGTTGACGGAATCAGAGGCAACGTCTCGATTGGATACCAGATTCAAGGCATGACGAAAGACGAGAACGGCTATAAAGACAAGCCTCTCTACAGAGTCAATATGTTTAAACCGCTCGAAGTGAGCATGGTTTCCATTCCTGCTGACTCCTCTGTTGGGGTAGGCAGATCCAAGCCGGAAATTTCCGGTAATGACAATTCTGCAATTCAGGAGAAAACAATGAGCGCAGAAGTAGTTCAAGAGCCGGTAAACACACGGCAACCAGAAGACCAACTGAAAGAGTACCGCAACCAATCCAGCCAGATTCTTGAGCTGGGCAAGCGACACAACGAGTATGACCTAGCGTTTCGCGCACTTCAGGAAGAGAAAAGCCTAGCTGAATTCCAAGCCATGCTTTTAGAGAAGAAGACTTCCAAGCCAATCGACTTCTCAGTTGACGCGACACCGAAAGAAAAGCGCAACTACAGCTTGGTAAGAGCGATTCAAGCCGCTGACGCGAAGGATTGGAGCAAGGCCGGCTTTGAGTTGGAAGTCAGCAAAGAGTTGGCAAAGAAGCAATCTCGACAACCCAAAGGATTCTTTGTTCCCGATTTCGGTTGGCAGACCAGAACGGTATCAACCGCAGCCGGTGCAACCTTTGGCGCAGGCTCAAACATTGTGCCGGAAGACTACCGAGGTGATCGCTTTATCGACGCCTTGATTTCAACCAGCATCCTTGGACAAGTAGGCGCAACCGTGCTGAACGGTTTGCAAGGCAATGTCGCGATTCCCAAGATTTCCACCAGCACCGCAGCGGCTTTCATTGCGGAAGGTGGGAGCGTGGGCAATTCTGAGCCTGACTTTGCTCAAGTCACCATGACGCCAAAGCTTTTGGCAAACAAGGTTGCCGTCACTCGCGAACTGATGATTCAGTCTGACCCAAGTGTAGAGCAGCTCATCAGAAACAACATGGTCCGAATTTTCGCGGCAAAAATCGACAACGTAGCGCTCAAAGGTGGCGGTTCAAACGAGCCAACCGGGATTCTTGGAACTTCTGGCATTGGTGACGTTGAGTCAGGTGGAACAAGCGGCAACGCGAATCTGACCTACGGAAACGTGGTCGATATTATGACCGAAGTTTCACAGGACAACGCACTGCTTGGCAACCTGCGATGGGTAACACATCCGGCAGTAGTTGGGAAGCTGATGCAGACCTTGGTGGCTGCTAGCACAGACAGTCGAATGATTATGTCTGGGCCTGATTCCTTGATGGGCTATCCCGTTGTTCAGACCACTCAAGCACCAAGTTCCTCGCCTTACTCGCTGATTTTCGGGAACTTTAGCGATCTGTACATTGGCTTCTTTAGCGCCTTGGACGTTCTCGTAGATCCGTATGGCAGTGCAGGAACAGCGACGACCAATCTGTATTTTTATCAAGATATGGATATTGCGGTTGCCCACGCTGAAAGCTTCGCGGCAGCACAGGACGTAACTGTTGCCTGAGTGTATCAACTAGACGAGTTACAAGGTTGGGGTAACTCTCGACCTTGTATCCTACTTTGTGGCGGACCGTCTGCGCCTAGCGATTTGGCGCAAGCCAAGGCGCGGATTGGTTCGAAAGCTTACGACCTAGCAAGCGTGAATAATCACGGTCTTCTTTTTCTTGGCGAGTTGGCTTGGTGCTACGCTCATGACGTTCGCATGGTCAAACACCTTAAAGAGTACGAAACGCCAGCGATTATTCACCATGACCCAAAGAATCTAAGAGACAAAGATATTCATGGCGGAATTGTCCCATTTATCAGACTCAGCGGACCAGAAGCACTTTGGACAGCAGACTTTTTGGGCTACTCAGAGATTCACATTTGTGGTGTTGATTTCTACACAGGGCCGCGCAGATACTGGCATCAGTGGGACTTAGATAAAAAGCCAACCAGAGTTCAGGAAGACCAGCAAGGCAAGTGGATTGAGGCACGGGACCAGTTGCAAAATCCTGGGCGAATCGTGACATACAACGAACGACTTCAGAGAATATTTCAATGAAGATCCAGATTATCAGAGGCACGGTGGCAAACGGTGGACCTGTCAGAGTGGGCCAAGTGATTAGCGTTGACCCAAAAGAAGCAAATCAACTTATTGGCATGGGCAAGGCTGTTGTTTATGAGAATCGCGCCAAAGGCTTGGACGAAGCAGAAGCGCCACCAGTGACCACGCGAACCACAAGAACCGCACGAAAGCCTAAAGCCAAATGAGCGTTGAAACCGCAGCGGACAGAAGCGCATTGCTTAACGACTACGGAACGACTGTGACGAAGGCGGACACTTCAACCTTCACTGGCATCTTTGACAATGACTTTCTGGCGGTTGATGTAGACGAAAGCGAAGTCGAAAGCTCAGAGCCAACACTGCTAGCCAGAACCGCTGACGTTTCCAGCCTAGCGCATGGTGACACTCTGACCATTTCAGCAGTCAACTACACGGTTCGAGGGATTCAGCCGGATGGAACCGGAATGACGCAAATCATGTTGGGTGTGTAATGGCGCATAAACGAGCGCAAATCAAAGCGAGAATCCAAACGGTTCTGACAGGACTAGCGACAACAGGCTCGAATGTCTTTCTCTCAAGAACTTATCCAATCGCAACCAGTGATTTGCCTGGGCTGCTGATTTACGCAAATTCTGAAAGCATTGAACGCTTAGAGATTGGCATTCAAAACAGGCAAAAGCGAAACCTCGACTTGGTAATTGAAGCAGTTGCCAAAGGAAACACGGCAGAAAGCACACTCGACACAATTACGGTTGAAGTTGAAGAAGCCATGGCGAACGACCAAACGCTGAACGGGTTAGCGATAGATTCCCGAATCACTGACACGCAGATAAGGCAAGCATCTGCTGAAAGTGAGTTTTTCATAGCCACGCTACGGTATGAGATTCTTTACCGTACTACTGAAAACGATGTCGAATAATAAGGAGACAAAATGGCAATTCCAGATCGTTATTTACGGTTAAGAAGTTCTCAGCCGTATATTACAACCGAATCAACTGCTGGCAGTTATGTTGCTGTTTCTGCTGGTGATGGCTTTACCACAACCGAACCTTTGGCACTCAGCCAGACGTTCAACACCAGCGACATTTCCGAGGTTGGCACAAGACTTCTTCAGAACAGAAGTTTTGTGAATTATGCCGAAAGAGCGACTTTTGACATTCCTTTTTTGGTGAAACCTTCTGGAACAGCCGGAACTGCACCAGCAGAAGATACTTTGCTGCAAAAGGTGTTTGGGACACTGACAACTTCTGCTGGAGTATCAAACACTTACAGTTTCAGCCGAGTCTCGAATACTTTCCAAGTGGCGCAACTGGTAGACACTTACAAACTCTATGTGAGCAACGGGACCGTTATCGAAGGCTTCAGCGTAGACATTACGCGAGATGGTGTTTTCACAATGTCCGCAAACTGCCGAGCCTCTCGAATCCGCTACTCTGGACCTGTCAACGCGACAGGCACAGACGTTTCTGTTAATGATTCGGGAGCCGCAACGGTGACGCTTGACCCTGCAACAAACGCAGTCGCAGCCGATTATTTCTTCGCTGGACAACTGGTGGACATTTACGACAGTTCAGATTCACAGGTGAACACCGGAGGTGCTGCAACCATCAGCTCACCTTCGACAACAGCCGCAACGGTTGGAGTTCAGGCTGCCAGTGGTGACAGTTTCACAGTATCCGCGACTGACTACTTAGTGCCTCACCTGCCAGCCGCTACGCTTTCGACTTACGAGCCAATCGCCACTTCAGCCGCTCAAGTTTACTTGGCAGCACAAAACACCGCAGCCGGAAGCTTGATTGCTTCAGCTAATGAGTTTCTAGCCACTGGCTTCTCAATGAGCGTTTCTAAGAATCTTGGAGACCCAGGCTTGGCAGAAATGACCGGAGACAAGTATCCAGCCGCGGCATATGTCAGCAATGACATCACCGTCACGGGTTCTTTTGATTTCGTCATGCGACCAGCACAAGCCTACCGATTTGAGCAGTTCGCAAGGCTGGAGCAAATTGCAATTGGCGTTCAAGTAGGCGACACCGCAGGCAGTATCGTGCAAATCATCATTCCTTCCGCTCGCGTTTCGATTAGCGGAACAGAGCAGGATGGAGCCGCAGCTGCTTCAGTGGACTTTGCCTTGACCCAAGGCTCTTCTGCAACAGACGCTGCCGCTTTCTCACTCATTTATAAGTAATTCATTTATGCCTTCAATTTTTGACGTCCAGCGAGCAAACGAAGTCACGATTGATTTCAATGACGCAGACCTGGACCTAGAAGCAACCTTTCAATGCGTTTTACCTCACCAAAAGCTTTTGACTGAGGCATTGAACGCAGCCACCAAGACACAGAAAGGCAAGCAGACAATTGATTCATTAATGTTTGCTCGAAAGCTTTTTGTGCCTTGCGTGACCTCCTGGTCATTCGACGAAGAGTGTAGTGTTGAGAACAAAAGCCTGTTTGTTGGAGAAGACGCAGCACTCAATAAAATGGCAACGCATGTCAGCTTGAAACTGATGCGTTTAGCCCAGGCGAAAGTCGATGACGAAGAGGGAAATTAAAAAAATACCTAGATCTGGTTCTTGAAAGAGGAACTTATCTAGGTGACTCGCAAGAGCATGGCATTCAGGAAGGCGACCGATACCAAGCAGTTTGGTGCTGTAAAACTGCTGAGAACGTCTGGCAGGAAGACGAAGAGCCACCTTGTCAGGTATGTCCAAACAATTTGACGCTGAGCGAGCGCAACCTGGCAGCGGTTCAGGCTTTCAGAGACTTGGACACAACCGGACGAGACTTGGGTTTTGATATTGGTTTTCTGCGCGAAGAAGCGATTGATTGCTATCTCAGAAGAAACCAGACCAACACACCAGAAGTCTATTCGGCTTTAGTGACAATTGACCGAGAAGTCACTAGCCACAGAAAGCAAGAGAACGAGAGGAAGCGCGACCTTCAGAAGAAAAAGTCCGCAACCGCTCGACCTACCCCAAAGCCTAGAAGAAAACGATAATGGCAAACGCTGCATCCACGATTGAAATTGAATTAGAGATTCGTGACGCCATTAATCGTTTGGGCAGGCTTGAAGGCGAACTGAAAAAATCGTCTTCTGCAATGGACCGAGTGGCGAACTCAACCAATAAAATGGAATCGGCTTTCAAGTCTGCAAAGAATGCCGCTTCTGCTCTGTTTGCTGCGATCAGTATTCAACAGATTGCACAAGCCGCAGACACCTTCACACGTTTTGCCAATCAAATTCGCATTGCAACTAATTCAGCCGCTGAAGCTACTGCTGTTCAAAAAGAGTTGTACCGAGTCTCACAGACTACCGGAACCGCAATTGAAGACACCACGAAGCTTTATTCTCGCCTTAGAATTGCCGCTGACCAGCTAGGATCATCCCAAGCTGAAACCATTCGACTTACTGACATTGTAGCAAAGTCTTTAGCCGCAGCCGGAAC